CTGGGCCATTGGGCGGTGCTGCCGTTAGCGCTCTGGCTGCTAAGTTTGGCGTTTCTGATTCTGTTGAGGCTGTGGCTAAAGCTATATCGGGCGACCCTGCGGCTGCACAAAAACTACAAGAGATGGAGTTGGAGTTTGCCAAGCTAGACATGGCCAACACCGCCGATGCTAGAAACATGAACAGCAAGATTCAAGAATCTGCCAATGCTGCATGGATTGCCAAGAACGCCGCTTACATCCTTGATTTTGCAATTGTGAGTGCAACCATCATCATGACTTGGATTGTGTTCTTTAAGGGCGTTCCTGTTGAGAATAAAGAGATTGCTTACATGGCCATCGGTTCGCTGATTACTATGTGCGGTACTGTTCTTAACTTTCACCGTGGCTCCTCCGCTGGGAGCAAGTCTAAAACTGAGGAAATGATGAAGGGTATTAAATGAGTGACTTTCAGAGAGAAATTGTGTCTATCGCCCGAATGATGGCAATGACCTTGTGTTTCGTTATCTTGTGCATGACGATGAGTCTGCTTGGTGGTTTGTTCATGCCTAACAGCGTGATCGACAACAAAGACATTTTCCCAATCATTGCCCCTGCCTTCTCCACAATCATTGGTGGCTTTATTGGCTGGTTGGCTGCAATCAAATTAAACAACGCTACAGAGGACAAAGATGACACAGTTAACAGCTAATTTCACACTCCATGAACTCACCAAGAGCGAGACTGCATTACGTCTTGGTATGGAGAACGAGCCTGGCCCTAAAGAGATTGCAAACCTGACTACATTAGCGGGCGAGATTCTGCAAAAGGTGCGTGACCACTACGGTAAGGGCGTGAAGGTTAACTCAGGCTTTCGTCATCCAGACGTAAACGCTAAGGTTGGTGGGTCTAAGACCTCAGACCATTGCCAAGGTCAAGCGGCTGATATTGAGATACCTGGCGTTCCAAACCATGAGCTTGCTGAATACATTGCCAAGAACTACAAATTTACGCAAGTAATTCTGGAGTTTTACACGCAAGGTATTCCTGACAGCGGTTGGGTTCACGTTTCGTATGACCCTGCAAACCTAAAATGCCAAACCTTGACGGCGGTCAAACAAGATGGAAAGACTGTTTATTTGCCTGGCCTTCAAGCCTGACATAAATAGTTAATACTGGTAACGTCTAATGCGCTTATGAAAATCAAGCGCGTTGACATTCGCCATTTGCGAATACAGAATGAACTGGCTTTGCTTCAGCATAAGTGTTTGCCTGGTGATTCCCCATTTGACACAACGCAAGGTTACTGGTGGATAGTTTATGACGCACTTAATTTGCCGTGTGCTTTTGCTGGTCTTGTACCCAGTATTCGCTGGCTTGATACTGGCTATTTGTGTCGTGCAGGCGTTCTATCTTGTCATCGTGGATACGGCATACAGAAAAGACTTATACGCGCGCGGATTCGCCAAGCTAAAGCATTAGGCTGGAAGTGGCTGATTACTGATACATATCTAAACCCTGCATCCTCAAACAGTTTGATCGCTTGCGGTTTTAAATTGTTTGAGCCGAGTAAACCTTGGGGTGCTACTGGCACTTTATTTTGGCGACTTAAACTGAAGGATTGATATGGCTGCTCCACTATGTAGCGAGAATGAATTTCTAGAACTGTGGAAAACACACGCATCATCTAAAAAACTTGCAGAAATCCTTGGGACTTCTGAAAGAAAAATCAACGCCAGACGCAGACGCTTAGAGGAACGTCTAAGAATAAATCTAGACACCCATCCAAGCGCTCGCAAGTACAACAGCGTAAACGCTAATCAGGCAAGTAGAAACGCAGCGCGTACACACATCGGAGTGGAGAATGGAACTGTCATTATTTTCTCTGATGCACATTTTTGGCCAGGTATTCACACTACTGCTTATCGTGGTCTGTTATGGGCTATTAAGGAACTGCAACCGAAAGCAGTTATTGCTAACGGGGATGTTTTTGACGGTGCTTCCATTAGCCGTCATCCTAGGATTGGGTGGGATTCAAGCCCTTCTGTCATTCAGGAACTAAAGGCGTGTGAACTAGCATTGGGTGAAATAGAAGAAGCCGCCAAAGCCGCCCGCCACAATGTTCATTTGGTTTGGACGCTAGGAAACCATGACGCTAGGTTTGAGAACCGTCTAGCAGCCAACGCGCCACAATACGAACAGGTTAAAGGGTTTTCCCTTAAAGATCATTTTCCTGCATGGAAACCTTGCTGGTCATGTTGGGTGACTGAAGATGTGGTCGTTAAACACCGCTGGAAGGGTGGGGTTCATGCTACCCACAACAACGCAGTTAACAGCGGTAAAACAATGGTTACAGGCCATCTACACAGCCTTAAGGTAACGCCTTACGCTGACTACAACGGCAACCGTTTTGGTGTTGACACGGGTACACTTGCCGAAACAAATGGCCCACAATTTATGGACTACTTAGAAGACGCACCTGTGAACTGGCGTTCTGGTTTCGCCGTTCTGTCATTTAAAGATGGGAAACTACTTTGGCCTGAGTTAGTTCACAAGTGGGCTGAAGGGCAGATCGAGTTTCGTGGGCAAATTATCAATGTTTAAAGGACTAATCATGTATAAGATTGAAATCGACATTTCGGCTTGGGGTGGTGATGAGAAGGTAACTATTGAGACTTCAGACTTTGACAAGATTGAGTTAATCCGCGAGTTCATTGAGTTCCAACAAGAAAATGGTTGGGCTGCTGACTACGAACAAATCGTGGAAGAAGAAGAAATCGAAGAAGATGAAGACGAAGCTGTGACCGTCTCCACCTACGTTGTTACAAAGATCGAAGATTAAACTTTTCAAAGTTCTTTGCCGCATTTGGGTTGCCTCGGCCACGTTTGGGCTGGAGCAACTCATTATGCGTTTCAGCAAAATAATCTATGTTTTCGCTGCCCCAAGAAAATTGTTTAGGGATTGCAATCTGTTTTTTTGGAACAACACGCTTTTCTTTAGGGTCAGGCCAAGCTACGCCAGGCACTAAAACTGTTTTAATCATCTAGCATCCAATCAATAAATAGTCCGATAAGTACAAGGGTCACAGCAATTCCTGCTGTTTGGGTTTAAAGCGCCACTCACGCTCACCCCTGCCGCTGTTAGAAGTTACCTGTTTTCCAGTTAACTCTATTAAATCCATCTTTTCTAATTCATTCATGCGTCTAGCTACTTGGTTGTTTTGCAGCCCTGTATGCCTAGCAATCCCGTCTTTACCCAATGGCCCGAAGCGTTGTAAACACGCCACAATAACATCGTGGTGCATCTTTGCTACGTCTTTAATGGAATCAGCCGCCTTAAAGCTGGTGATTGCGTCTGTTGCTCTTGCTCTGAAAAATTCAAACATATTGGTTCCTAAAAAGATGGGGGCTACTAATCATTGGCAACTGCAAATTGCTGACTTTCACCCCCGAAAAACTAAAAGGGTACGTCACTATCCATGTCTAAAAAGTCTTTTGACGCTGGTTTTTGTTTTGCTGGCGCTTTATAGCCATCGGTTTGTGGTTCAAACAAGTAAGCCCAACCTTCCCAGCCGCCTTCAACCAAAGGCATCTGGTCAAGTTTAAGCATTGGGCCTTTCTTGGTTTCGATCACGCTGCCGATGCGCTGATAGCGGATTTTCTCTTGCCCGTCTTTTTGATACACGCCAGCTTTGACGGTTACTTCATAAATGATTGCCATTTGTTTCTTTCAATTCGTTTAGTTTCTTAATTTTGCCATCCAGCTCGGTCAGGAATTGGACAACTTCTTTCTCCAACATTTGAATGTAGGCATCGTCACGGTTGACGCGCTTTACAAACAATTGAAGTCCGTCTGACATTCGTGGGTCAAAGCTCACAAAGTCGCACCACTTGCGGCCAGTACAAGCCATTTGCCACTGCATCTGGGTGATGTACTTACCTGGCACAGTCTGCGTCAGCAAAGTGTCAATGTGCGTGGCTGTGTTGGGGCATTTAATCTCAAGCTGTCCATCATCACCTACAAGCCCATCAGGAGAAGCGCCAGCGTCTTCAATTATTGGGTGGGTAATCATGGCAACCTCATCCACTAAAACGTCTGCATGGGCTTCATACGCTGCCCTTGCTAGTGGTTCAGTCTCAGTACCCCATTGCATAGCTGAGTTGGTAAACGATTCAGCTACGGTGTTTGTCATGCGCTCACAAACCAACTGCGCCATGTAGTTGTCGCGGCTGGTGCTGTAACCCGTTTTAGTCTTGGCGATTACGTCAGCGACCCGTGAGGCAGTAACCTTACCGAGCCGCTGTGCAAACCATTCTGGTGAGCCTTGTTCAATCATTTTTACTCCTAAACGTGTCTTCAATTTCTGACAGAACATCAGGTCGAACATAAGAACAAAAATAAATGAATTCTTCTTCTGTTAATCCAGCCCATGTGCGTGGTTTTAGCAAATGCTGCATAGCATCTAACACCTTCTGTGCGGCTTCAGTCACTTCAACGCCTTCATTGACTTCAATACGCCTATCGGCGGTGATCCGCATTACCCAAGTTGCATTTGAATCTTGAAAAGTAATTGTGTTAGGTGTCATGCCAAACTCGCTTTCTTTACGTCTTTAGCCGCAATGACTTTCTTTTGCCAGTTGGCATCTGTGCCGCAGGCTTTGTAAGCTGCTTGGTAGGCTGCTTTTAAACTGTCCTGATCGGTTGCGTCTTGGATGGCAAGCAAGTGGTCAGCCATCTGGTTTGAATCAACCGAAGTCTTGGCTGGTCGTGTGGCTGCATTGCCGTCATCATCTTCAGGCGCAATACCGCAAGCGGCCATCAAGCTGTAACGCCTGGCGTATGTCAGCGCCGAGCCATAACCTTGTGGGTCTTGTTTGCTGGCAGGAACTTGCAAGATGCCACATTCAAGCATTTCGCCTGATTCATGGATAAACACAGTTTCAACCATGATGCCTGTGTTGCAGTCATAACACTTCTGAATCATGGCAATGCCGTTATCGTTTAAAGCGTCTATGACGGCCTCAACGCAAGCGGATAGGTCAGCATATCGGCTACGGAAATGCGGGTTTGTAGCGGTCTTTAAAGCAGGGCCAAAAGCCTTCTGTGCTTTGACAAGTGCGGTGGCGATGTTTTTCATAGTCCAGTCCAGATTAAGATGAATACGGTGAAGCAAGCAACGATGTAGGTAACACGCAAAACTTGCGGCCAGATTGGTTTTTTGATCTTCGGGATTTCAGGGTAAAAAGTGTTTTTCATGTTTGCTCCAAGATTTCATGTGCAAATGATTCAATACGAGCGTAGTCTTTGCGGGAAGTGTCGTATGTAATGTTGTAGCCGTTGTCGTACAGCCAAACTTGAACATCATCAGGTTCATCAAAAGCACAGATTACTTTTTTTTCTGAGCCGTAGAAAGTGATGTATGTGTAGAACACATGGTCAAAGTGTTCTGGTTCTAGAAATCGATTGGTCATAATGTTTCCTTAAAGTACCGTATGCCTTGCGCTGCGGGATGTATGTATTGTGCAGGAAAATAGACAGAATTCCCAACAATCTAAAAAATATTTTCTATGTGTTGTATTTTTGTCAATTTATCTATACACTACTAGCATGGACATTAACAAGATTATCATGAACGCAGGCTCACAGAGCGAGCTTGCCCGTATGCTAGGGGTTGAGCGTGGAGCTGTCTGGTTGTGGAAGCGAAATGGGGTCATTCCTAAGTCGCGCCTTTGGCAGATACAGTTACATTTTCCTGAACTATTGAAAGACAAACCATGAGTTACGCTGAAACAGAGATGAAAATTATCCGACAAGTCGAGGCAACTCGCGGTATTGATGGAGACATTGAGTTTGACCTGGAGGCCATTGACGATTACATGGAATCCTTGCGCTGGTTTAACGATCAAGAAAGCCCAGAGAAGATGGCCAAGATGATTGGCTGGATTGGTTTATCGCTAATCAGCATCTGCGCGACTTTGGACTTGAACTTTGCAGACTGCTTAGACATTGCCTATGAAGAAGGCGAAGGCAATTCAGAAGCGTTTGAGGATGACGTTTCCTAAGTTATAATGTTTTGAAACAAGGCTAGGTGCGAAGTCATGAGCGCACCGAAAAGAGTTACCCCTTCTCCTGCCCATGTTTCTTCTTCAAAGGGGCTGTTAAAAAGCGGGCTATATGCACTATTACCAGTTTAACATTGGCGACTATCGAGCCGCCACAATGCACCTATCAAACGAAGAAGATTTGGCTTATCGCCGACTTCTTGATATGTATTACGACACAGAAAATAAAATCCCATTAGATACCCAGTGGGTTTCCAAACGGTTGCGACTTGCTACCGATGTGGTTGATGAAGTGTTAAAAGATATGTTTGCCAAGCATGAAGACGGTTGGTATCACGCTAGATGTGATGATGTTATTCAGCAGTATCACGCTATGGCTGAGAAAAACAGGGCTAATGGCCGCCTTGGTGGTCGTAAAAAGAACCCAGTGGGTAACCAGTTGGAAACCCATTCGGAACCCATCGCTAAGGCAACTAAGAACTATAAACCAGAAACTATAAACCAAGAACCAAAGGTAAAGATGCAGCGCGGTTCCCGCCTGCCTTCCGATTGGACTTTGCCAGAAGAATGGAAAGCATGGGCAGAAGCTGAACGGCCAGACTTAAACATTAAATCGGTGGCAGACAGCTTTAGAGACTTTTGGATTGCCAAAGCTGGAACAGGCGGGGTTAAGTTGGATTGGCAAGCTACTTGGCGCAACTGGATACGCAGTCAATCAGCGCCTAAGACCTTTGCCAACAAGTTTGATGTAGCGCACATCACAACACCACCACCGCCAAACCAAGACGCTGCTTTACGAAAGATTGAAGAAGATGGCAAGAGGGCTGTAAAGCCATCGTTAGAAGTACTGGCACGAATGGCAGAGTTGCGTAAAAAGGTGCAAGCATGAACTACTTTGAAGCGCACAAAATTCTTGACCAAGTTCGTGATAATGTGTCTTATAATATAGACACGATTAACAAGGCTTTGGAATTAACAGGTGACTTGGACTTTGGAGAATGTGAGGGAGATGCAAATCCAGCATCTAACAAATATGGCTCGCAAGCCTGGCTGGACAGCTTATGCCAAGGCAAGGTCAGAGGAACTTGAGAAACAAGACTTGTTTAAAGGTATCACCAATGAAGTGCGAGAGCGCCTAAAGGAGCAGCCATGAACACGAAACTGATTTCAGCATTAGCCGAGCTTGATTATGATGATTCGCCAGAGGACATTCAGCGCGTCATTGACGTACTGGACGCAACCCGTAAGGCGTGGTTAAACATGACCCAAGCTGATTACGACAAACTGGTTTGGCAGGATGAGCGAGTTGCCATCGAACGGGTTGAGTATGAAATGAATGGCGTTGATGAATGACGCTGCCGTTTGATATTTGCCGCTGCAACGGTTGGCGTGATGAGTGTAATCGTTTGGTTACACCTTGTGCAACTTGCCGCAGAGTCCTTGAACAACAACCAAGTGGTGAGAATACGCCTTGGTTCACGACTGCGCCGCCGCTGAATAAAAACGAGTGTCAATACGTTGTACACATACACTGACACAAAATCCATTGATTTGTTAACACAGGAGAACACATGACTGAAGAAAACCGTAAATTTTACGAAGCCCAACTTAAAGCTGAAGTCGTTGTGTTAACCGAGATGCTGCGAATCATGTGGGAAAGAATTGCAGAGCTGGAAAAAGAAAAAGCTAAGGAAACTCATGATTGAAAACATTGCAACCATCATTCTGTTAATCGGAATTGGCTTTGTTATAGCTATTGGTTTAATAACGTGCTGCGTGATGATTAGTTACAAAGAATGAGATACGCTGCCCGTGTGGACGCTAACCAAACCCAGATCGTAAGTGCATTACGCGCTGCTGGCGCTTACGTTTGGATTATTGGCCTGCCAGTTGATCTTTTAGTGGGCTACAAGGGTCACACATTCTTGATGGAAATCAAAGATGGCCCTAAGAAGCGTTTAACAAAGCTACAAGAGGATTTCTTTGAGAAGTGGGAAGGTGGCACACTTTGCAGGGTAGACGGCCCTGAAGCGGCTTTAACAATGATTCGCACAATCAAATGAAATACAACCTAGACGACCAGGCGCAAGCCACGAGCCTGATGAAAAATATTTGGCCTAAAGTAAAAGACGCATTGGCGGCTGGCAGGAAGTTGACGTTAGAGATTAAAGACGCAAGCAGAAGTAATGAACAAAACGAAAAGTATCACGCCATCATTGGTGACATTGCCAAGCAAGCGCAGCACATGGGTGCTAAGTGGGATGCTGAAGATTGGAAAAGGCTGCTGGTTGACCAGTACGTCAAAGATCAAGGACTTAACGGGTCAAAGATTATCCCTAGCCTTGATGGGTCAGGGATTGTTCAATTAGGCGTACAAACACGCAAATTTACAAAAGAACAGGCCAGCGAATTCGTGGCATTTTTAATCTGTTGGTGCGACCAAAATGGGATAGAGCTAAATGATGATTCCAAAGTTTAGCTATTACCGCAGCAAGAAGCATTTAAAGAACGTGGCCAGCTTGCCATGTCAGAATTGCTACATAGAAGACCAAACGCAGGCGGCGCATAGTAATTGGGCAGAACACGGCAAGGGTAGAAGCATTAAGGCAAGTGACGAATTCACGGCTGCACTCTGCCAAGCCTGCCACACAGAGCTAGATTCAGGCACAAGGCTCACAAAGCAACAGCGGATTGATATGTGGAATGATGCGCACCAAAAGACGGTCAATAAGCTAAAATCACAAGGACTTTGGCCTGATGAGCTTTCTAAGGATTGATTTTCTTGCTAAAATTTCACAAACCCTACTGGAGTTCTTATGCCAGGCTTACTTGCCCCCGCTGCCGATATCATGATTGAGATTGAAGAAATCGAATCTGACAAGCCCGTTATTGAAGGCTTGAACAAAGAATCAAACGAAAAGACTCGCACTACTTTGATGGTCACTCAGATGCTTGGCCCTGAGAAGACTGCCGAAGCAAATGGCGAATTCTGGCGTGGCCTCGCTAATATCTGGCGCACATCACCAGATCAAGCCAAGCGCCGCCTGTGTGCTAACTGCGAATACTTTGACGACCAGCCTGAAACCATCGAGGCGATGGAAGTCGTGCCGCAAGATGAGTTTGACAAAGACGGTGGTGGCCGTGGGTATTGCCACAAGTTTGAATTTATCTGCCACAACCTTCGCGTGTGCAAGTCGTGGGAAAAAGCCCCCGTAATGATGGAGAGCGATGATGAATAAATCCAAAAAGGTCGGAGCCGTAATGAAAGAATACGGTGCTGGCAAGCTGAAGTCATCTTCAGGCCAAAAAGTAACTAACCCAAAGCAAGCTATTGCTATCGCCATGAGCGAAGCCAAGATGCCTATGCGTGGGCAGCGCACAATGAAGAACAAGGCTAAAAAATGAAACAAGGTCTGTACAGTAATATCGCTGCAAAACGTGACCGCATAGCCGCACAAAAGGCCGCAGGCAAGAAGCCTGAGAAGATGCGTAAGGTTGGAAGCAAGGGCGCACCGACTGCTGCTGACTTCAAAGCCGCTGCTAAGACCGCTAAAAAATGATTAAGCGCGGAACTGAGCAATTCTCTGGCTATAACAAGCCAAAGAAGACACCAAGCCACCCAACCAAGAGCCATGCTGTTCTTGCAAAGAGTGGTGATGATGTAAAGCTCATTCGTTTCGGCCAGCAGGGGGTTAAGGGTAGCCCAGACGGGTCAAAGCGCAATGAAGCGTTCAAAGCCCGACACGCAGACAATATCGCCAAGGGCAAGATGAGTGCAGCTTACTGGGCAAACAAGGTAAAGTGGTAGAATAGTATCGTCTGGGCAGCAGTTGCCCGTTCACCAAGCCTTAAAGGAAGTGAAGTGGAAAGAAAATTAGTATGGCGCAATGTCGCCGACCTGATTCCTTATGCAAGGAACTCACGCACACATTCTGACGAACAGGTCGCTCAGATCGCTGCATCAATTAAAGAGTTTGGCTGGACTAACCCAATCCTTACAGATGGGGACAATGGCTTAATCGCTGGCCACGGGCGTTTATTGGCTGCAAGGAAGCTAGGACATAAAGAAGTCCCAACGATTGAACTAACAGGGCTTACAGACACGCAGAAGAAGGCTTACATCATTGCCGACAACAAACTTGCACTAAATGCTGGTTGGGATGATGAAGCATTAAAGATTGAAATTAAAGAATTAAGCGAATCTGATTTCGATCTAACTTTGCTTGGCTTTGATGACATTGAACTAGCTAACTTGTTTGATGAAAACCAAGAAGATGAAGAAAAAGACTTAAAAGAAGAATCGTATAACGAAGTTTTTAACATCATCATTGAATGTAAAGACGAATCAGAGCAAGAAAAAATCTTCAATCGTCTTGATTCAGAGGGCTACAAATGCCGAGTTCAAAGTTTGTAGTCGAATCAAAGGCTTCTAATTCGTTTAAAGCCAACAAAGTAAAGTCCATGTTTGACTGTGACATGGATGTTATTACTAAAGAATTCAACGTAAACATTCCGATTGAAGGCACAAAGTGGAACATTGGTTTGATTGTTGGCGCTTCAGGCACAGGCAAAACAACAATCGCTCGTAAAGTCTTTAAAGATTTCAGATTCTTTGATGGCTTTGAGTGGGCTGGTCAATCAATCATTGATGACTTTGGTGATGAACATTCAGCCAAAGAAATCACAGAAATTCTGTCTAAAGTTGGGTTTGCTTCGCCGCCTGATTGGTTAAAGCCATTTTCTGTATTGTCAAATGGTCAAAAAATGAGGGCTGAACTTGCAAGATTGATTCTTGATTCGCAAGAGCCGTTCATTTACGATGAATTCACTTCAGTCGTTGATAGACAAGTGGCTTGTATAGGATCAGCAGCCATTCAGAAGTTCATTCGCAAGCAAGATAAGCAATTCATCGCTGTAAGTTGTCATTACGACATTGAAGAATGGCTAGAACCTGATTGGATATTTGACTGTAACAAGATGGAATTTCGCAGGGGGTCACTTCGGCGGCCTGAAATCAAATGCGAAATCAGAAAAGCAGCACAGTCAGAATGGCGTCAGTTTATGGACTTTCACTATTTAAGTCACGATCACAACACATCTGCTCATAGGTACATCTGTGAGATTGGTGGTGAACCCGTTGCGTGGTGCTCAATTCTTCATTTTCCACATCCTTATGTTAAAAACATGAAAAAGATACATAGAGTTGTTGTGAAGCCAGACTATCAAGGCATTGGTCTTGGGTCCAAACTTATGACTGAGATTGCAAAGAAATACAAGAAAGAAAAGATGCGAGTAACATTGGTGACAAGTTCGCCTGCTTTCATTCATGGGCTGCAACACACCAAAAATTGGGTAATGACTAGAAAACCGTCAAGATTGGCGCAACCTAGCAAAGACTCTAGTGTGGTTGGATTAAAGAAAACAAGTTCAAATCAAAGATTGACAGCCACGTTTGAATTTAGTGAAAAGCATTAACATTCGGAGATATAAAGTGTCACAAGGGATTTTATTCAAACCAACGCCAGAAGAACGCAAGCAAGTAGAGGCTATGGCGGGATATGGTGTGCCTCACGAACAGATCGCGGTGCTGATTGGCGAGGATGGGATTGACGCTGACACGCTTAAGAAGCATTTTAAGAACGAACTCGTGCAGGGTAAAGCTAAAGCCAACGCAAAGGTAGGGCAAACGCTCTTTCAAAAGGCAACGTCAGGCGATACGACTGCGGCTATCTGGTGGTCTAAGACGCAGATGGGCTGGAAGGATACCCAAGCGCATGAGATTAGCGGCGTTGATGGTGGCGCTATTCAGATCACATGGCAAAAATAATAATTCCTTATACGCCAAGGGAACAGCAGCTTCAGATTCATAACCTGATTGACGAGAAGCGGTTTACTGTTGTGGTGGCACATCGAAGGATGGGCAAGACTGTATCGGCCATCAACCACCTGATTAAAGCATCAATCCTGAATGGCAAGGAAGCGCCAAGGTATGCCTACATTGCCCCGACCTATGGCCAAGCCAAGCGGGTAGCGTGGGATTACCTTGTAAAGTACGTCAAGCCTTTAGGGGGTACAGAAAACATATCCGAGATGCGGGTTGACTTTATGGGGCGTAGGATTCAGCTATACGGCTCAGACAACCCAGACAGCCTGCGCGGTCAATACTTTGACGGGGTGATTCTTGATGAAATCGGCGACCAAAACCCAAAAATCTGGACTGACATTGTTCGACCTGCACTTGCAGACAGACTCGGTTGGTGCTTATTTATCGGAACGCCTAAAGGCCACAACCACTTTAAAGAGCTTAGAGACAGAGCAGAAACCGAAGCCGATTGGGGATTGCTCGAGTTCAAAGCCAGCCAAACCAACGTAATTGCTGAAAGTGAGCTTGCCGCTGCCAAGTCTGAGATGGGTGAGGACAAGTACCTTCAAGAGTTTGAGTGTTCGTTTAACGCTGCGGTGGAGGGGTCTTATTACGGGTCAATCCTGAACGACCTAGAGGCTAAGAATCACATTCAAGAGATTCCGAGGGATGACCTATGCCGAACAATCACGGCTTGGGACTTGGGGATGGGCGACAGCACAGCTATCTGGGTGGCTCAGATTGCAGGCTCAGAGATTCGACTGATCGACTATTACGAGAATAATGGGGTCGGTTTGGATAAGTATGTAGCCTGGCTCAAAGAGAATCATTGGGACACAGCCGAGCAAATCCTGCCGCATGACGTACAGGTCAGGGAATTGGGGTCAGGCAAGAGCCGCCTTGAGGTCTTACAAGAAGCAGGGCTAAACGTCAGGGTTGCTCCAAGGATGGGCATTGATGACGGTATTCAGGCTGTAAGACGGCTTTTGCCGAGATGCTGGTTTAACGTACCCAAGGTTAAGGTTGGCTTGGATTGCCTGAGAAACTACCGCCGAGACTATGACGACAAGCGCAAGGTGTTCTTTGATCGACCATTACATGATTGGTCAAGCCATGCGTCTGATGCTTTCCGATACCTAGCGATTGGTATGGATGAAGGCTCAAGCTGGACAAAATCTATAAACAAAGCACCGAAGTGGGTAATATGATGTTAATGAGACAGGGCGACATTGCAGGCGCTCGCAAAATAGCCGCCTTAGAAGCTAGAATTGAAGCGCTTGAAAATATGGTAAAAGCGCTACAATCGGAGCAACGCCCCAAATTAGGCAGGCCAGCAAAGGTAAAAGATGAGCCAAAAACTGAAAGCAATTCTGGATTCGGAGATTGATAACTCAATCGGATTCCTAGAAACAGAAACAACCCAACAACGCACAGACGCATTATCTTTTTACCTTCGTCAGCCATTGGGCAATGAGGTAGAAGGCAAGTCAGCCATCGTGACAGGCGAAGTGGCCGAGGCGGTTGATGGTTGTTTGCCCTCATTGGTTCGCATCTTTTCATCATCTGACGAAGTGGTGCGCTTTGACCCTCGCGGCCCGCAAGACGAAGCTGGCGCTAAACAAGCTACCGAATACTGCAACTGGGTGTTCATGCGTGATAACGCAGGCATCATCATCATGCACGATTGGTTTAAGGACGCGCTGCTTCAGAAGGTTGGCGTTGTCAAGGCGTATTGGGAAGACAAGGAAGACGTTACGAAAGAAAAGTATCGTGATCTTTCCGATGATGAATTGGCCATGCTGCTGTCTGACGAAACAATGGAAGTCGTTGAGAAGGACATTGTTGAGAACGAGTTACTTGACCCAGCAGGAAACCCCGTCTTAGACCAGATGGGCAAGCCTGTGATGTATTCATCCAATAGCGTGACCGTTCAAAAGAAGAAGAAATCTGGCCATGTTGTCATCGAGAACGTGCCGCCAGAGGAGTTTTTGATCTCCAAGCGAGCCAAGAAAAGCCCTGCTGATTCACCATTCGTAGCGAACCGCCGCCTGATTACCCGCAGCGACCTGATCGCAATGGGCTTTGATAAAGAAGTTGTGGAAGGCTTGCAAGCGTCAAACTCGCTGACTTACTCGCCTGAGTATCTTTCCCGAGTAGCGCCAGGTGAGAACCCTGATGACGGCATTTCAATTGACCCTGCGATGGAGACAATCGAGGTCTTTGAGTGCTACATCACCGCAGACATTGACGAAGACGGTATCGCTGAACTTCGCCAAGTGTTCTACGCATCCAATGAAATCCTGAGTGATGAGGAAACAGACTACATCCCGTTCCACTCACTCTGCCCGATTCCTACGCCACATAAGTTCTTCGGCGAGTCTATGGCAGACCGCACGATGGACTTGCAGTTAATCAAGACCACAATTACCCGTCAGATTCTTGATAACCTATACCTGACAAACAACGCTCGCGTGACTGCGGTAGATGGTCAAGTGAACTTAGACGATCTGTTGACGGCT